ATGCGATAGTTCTGTACCAGTTTGCCGTGTAAATAGCGATGGTCAAAGCGTCCCTACAGGAGCAGTTCATACAGAATCTGGACCATACCGTTTCTTTGGTGATGGTGTCACTGCAATATCAAGCTATCAACAACTTGCACAAATGATTGCAAATTTTAGGAACTTTGGTGCTGCAAATTATGACTTTAATGTTATTTTACCAGATACCATCACTCCTGCGATCGTTGGTAGTGGTTTGGCTCAATTTGCTCCCATGCGAAATAATGATATTGCCCAGTCTTGGGAAATAGGGTCTTTTGGTGGTGTAAATTATTATACTTCTAACTTATTGCCTATCCACACCGCAGGAACAATTGGTAACGAAGCACGTACATTAACGGTAGTAAGCACAAATGACCCTACTGGTGCAAACATTACTGAGATTACATTCTCAGGAGCTGGCTCTGCAGGAACGATTAAATCAGGCGATTTATTACAGCAACAAGATGGTGTTTCTGGGCAACCAAATAACCGTTTTAGAACATTCACCGTACATGCAGTTTCTGCACAACCGGTTCAAATTCGTTGCATCGAGTCTCAGACTGCAGATGGATCTGGTAATATTACAATCAAGTTCTTACCTGCTTTGCAATCAACACCAGGTGCTAATCAAAACTTGCAGTACAATATTGTTGCCGGAATGCAATTTAAATCATTGCCAGATCACCGTGCTGGAATGGTAACAAGTGGTCGCTCGTTATTTCTAGCTATGCCACGGTTACCTAACCAAGATCCTTTCCCATCAAGTACTGAAACTGATCCTACGACTGGTATGTCATTACGTTTAACTTACGGCGTGAAGATTTTTCAGAACCAGAAAGGTTTGTCTCATGATTGTACGTTTGGTGTTGTTCAGGTTCCTGAATATTCTATGCGTGTGGTATTGCCAGTTTAATAAAAAGGAATAAAAAATGTCAGAAAGAAATGTTCCCGCTATTAATGCTGGGTTACTTTATGTAAATGGATTGGATGTTAGCTATAACTCTCCGTTAAAAATATCTGTAGCTGCAGGTCAATGCCGAGATTCAAGCAATACTATCGATATTAAAATCGATTCACCAGTTGTTGTGAATTTAGATGTTAATGGTATTAATGGTCTTGATGTTGGAACGCGTAATGGTAGCACGTGGTATTACTTATATGCTGTTGGTTCATCTACGAATATGGATGTCCCAGGTATTATGGCTTCTGCATCTTATGATGCACCTTATTTATCGCTTAGCTATGATAGCTATCGTTTAATTGGTGCAGTTAGAACAAATAGTGGCGGTTCCATTCTTAAGTTTGTTTCGATTGGAAGCAATAATTACCGGAAGGTATTTTGGAGTATTGAAGCTGCTGCTGCATTAGTGTTAAATGCTGGTACAAGCACCACCTATGCTAGCGCTTCTTTAGCAGCTTTAGTGCCATCAATGTCACGCATAGCAATGCTTAAGGCTGTTTATTCTCCTCAAGCCGCAGGTGATAAGTTCTTTGTTCGCCCTACGGGATCAGCAATAGTTGAACTCCAGTCATATGCAGGAAATGTTGCAACACAACCTTCTGCTATTCAATTAGTGGTTAACACAGATAGCTATCAGTCTATTGACTACCACGTCACTGGAACTGGTTCTTTATCATTGTGGGTTCTTGAATTCGATTATTTTATCTAATTCAAGTGAAGTAAAAGGGTGGTGACTCCTCCATCACCCTTTTCTTTTTCTGGAGGTTTTAATGGCATATACAACAAATGAATTTATTGCTAATGCATATTACCTATCACAAGTTGTTGCTAGAGACCTTGAAACAGTTTCCGGATCTCAGTTATCCAATGGATTAAAATTTTTAAATGCAATTATTTCTTTGAGAAATATAAATGCATCAACTATCCCATATTACTCAGCATATGTCGGTGACTTTATTGTAAGTCAAGAGATGTATTTCATTCCTAAACTTATTGAACCTGAAACATTTACTTTTAATTACGGTAATGTGAGATTTCAGACTGGATTTATGAGCCGTAGTCAATATTTTGGTACTCCAAGAGCAAATAACGTTAGTTCTCTACCTATGAATTGGAGAACAGAAAGGACAAAAGGCGGATCTAATTTATACGTTTATTTTTTACCACAAAGCACTTACCAATTTACAATTTTTGGTAAATTTGGATATGAATCAATATCTATAGGTGATGATCTTAGTGAAATATTTGATGAATATTACACAGAATATTTAAAGTATAAAACAGCAAAAAAGATTTGTTCAGAATATGGAACTGAACTTAATGCAGAAGCCCAGAGAGAGCTTGCAGAGATGGAAAAAGCCATGCAGTACGTTGAATCTGCTGATCTTACAATGAATAAAATAAGCTCATTTAACAACGGTTATAATATGAATTTTTTTGATGCCAGCATCAAAAATGTTTGGAGACCTGGTTAATGAAACAGTTTCCAATAAATATAGATATCGTTTCTGAAACAAAGTATGGTCGTTATCCAAAAATATCTACTGAGCAATGTTATAATTTAATTCAATCAGACAACGCATTAGTACCATTTGCTGGTGATCGCACTGTTGTAGAAATTGATCCAATAGCTCAAGGTCGTGGAATATACACAAGTGCACCACTCAATGCGATGATTGCTGTTATTGGAAATGTTGTATACATGATTAATGTTAACCTTTTTAATACTATTATAAACTACATTGATACTTACCTAGGTGACGTTTATATTGCAGAAAACAATTCAAAACAAATAGCAATCTGTGACGGACAATCTTTATATATTTATGATTATGAATTATCTACTTTTACAAAAATAACGCTTAATTTCCAACCTGGATATGTAAATTTTCAAAACTCAAGGTTTTTAATAAGTGTTGTTGGGACAAATAGTTGGCGTTTATCAGTACTCGGTAAAATAACCGGACCAGATTCGTTTCCTTTTGATACTCAGCATGTTGGTTATCTAGAAACTAAACCAGATGTTGTTATTGCTCCAGTTAGGTTTCCTGGGCGTGGGAACATGCTTTTTTTGTTTGGGCAAACAGTTGCTGAAGCATGGCAAGATGTTGGATCACCACAATTTCCATATCAACGTTCTTCTGCATTTAATATTGATTATGGATGCATAAATCCATCAACAATTGCTTATAACGAAAATATGATTGTATGGATATCTATTAATGAAAAATCTGGACCTTGCATTACTTATTCTGATGGCGGTGATGCTGTAAGGTTATCAAACGATGGTATTGATTATCGGTTATCTAAAATAACAAATTTTGACAACGTGTATGGATTTTTATTTAGGCAAGATGGTCATCTAATATACCAAGTGTCTTTCCCTGATGATAATGTTACCGTCATTTATGATTTTAACACTAAGGTGTTTTTTTCTTTATGTAGCCCAGATATGAAAGCTCACCCAGCTAAACAAGTAGCATTCTTTAATGGGAAATACTATTTCGTTAGCTTTGAGGATGGAAACATCCATGAGCTTAGTTCAGATATATATAACAGTGACGGTGTAGAAATACCAAGAATTATCGTAACTAAAAATCTACGGCTACCAGATGCTTCTCGTTTCATATTGAACAGTGTGTCCATAACAATGGAGCAAGGAGTTACTAACCAACATAGTTTTAATGATGTTAACTATACTGGAGAGAGATTAATGCTAGCCGTTTCAAAAAACGGTGGTTACACATTTGGTAATTATACTGAAAAACAAATAAGACCTTTAGGTAAATATAAAAACATGATGCGTTTTTTTAACTTGGGTTTTAGTAACGATTTTGTATTGCAATTCCGTTTTTATGGACTCGGTCGGCTTGTTATTATTGGTTGCAGTGGGGTAGGTTTACAATGAACATACCAAATTTCGAAAACTGCCCTGTAGTAGATAAAAATGGAAACTGGACACCAGTATGGAAAATTATTATGCAGCAACTTATATCACAATTGCAAGTTAATGCTGGCACCTCTGGAAACGTGCCAGCAGCACTATCAACGTCTAAAATATTAGAGATAAGTCAGGATTCACAAAATGGCACATACATTTGGGACAAAGAATCTAATTTGCCGAAAATAAGAATGAATGACGGCATATTTCACGAAATAGGAATAATATAATGGGGTTACTTAGCGGAATATCAGATGCATTGTTTGGAAGCGGAGATTATGAAAACCCAGCTTCAGCTGCTAAGCCATACTATGACAAATTGGATAAAACAATAACACCTTATTATCAACAGTATATTGATCAAGGTAAGTCTGCTATGGAAGATTACCAGAAAAATACACAGAAAATGTTATTTGACCCAAATGCCTTTTTAAATAATTTAATGGGCGGATATCAACAATCACCTGCATACAAATTTAATCTTAACGAGGCATTAACCGCAGGTAATAACGCTGCAGCAGCTGGCGGCATGGCAGGATCTCCTGAGAACCAAGAATATAACATGCGTTTAGCGGATTCTTTGTCTAATAAAGACATGATGGATTACTTGCAGCGTGTTATGGGCGTATATGATCAAGGGCTACAAGGTGAGCAAGACATGTATAAGACTGGTTACATGGCTAATACTGGATTAGCAGAACAGTTAGCCGCAGCACTTATGAATCAAGGTAATCTTGCTTATAGCGGGGCTGCTAATCAAAACCAATATAACCAATGGCAACAAAAGAATGATATGGATTTCTTAGGTGGAATTGGTGGTGCATTTGCAGGTTCTGGAATGGGCCATGGTTTATCTAACTTTATAACGGGATTATTCTAATATGGCAATGCCTGTACAGCAGTTTCAAATTGAACAATTCTCACCAGATACTTTAGCCAGTCATTTATTAAATGCGTTTAAATCTGGGATGGATATATCACATGATTATCGTGAATTTGAACCACAATTAAAACAAGAACAATTGAAGCAAGCTATTTTAGAAAAGCAATTACCTTATATCGAACAACAACAGAAAGCGGATATTGCAAACAAAAATGCTGATGCAGTATCTGCTGGGTTAAAAAACAAATACCCGTTATTATTTTCTAACAATGCCACCGTTACTGGTCAAGGTGCATTGCAGTATTTATTAGAAAATCCTGGTAACCAGTCTGGTGTTTCTAAAGGGCAATCACCATCTACACAAGAACAGCCATCTGCTTATGACAATCTTCAAAATGCTTTATTAAACCAACAGCGAAAACAATCTTCGTGGAGAGCCTTACCTGCCATACAAAAAAATCAGCTGGTAAATGAGATAACTAGGTTTGGATATAATCCTAATGAAGCCGCTAAATTATTGGACAACAATGTCTCAGTACAAAGTATGGCCACATCTAAAGGTTACAAACAAGATGGTTCAGATTGGCCTGCTATTAATGAACCAAAGACACAGGCAACGGTCACCACGCAGCAACGCCAAGCAGCGGCAAATATAGCAATTCATGTGACCAAACCAATGGTAGATGAAGCCCTATCTCCTTATGCTGGAAAAATAGATGGTTTCTCTCCGACTTTAAACCTTGATTTATTAGGCGGAGATAAAGACCAAGACCGAGCAGGGGACGCGTTAGGAGCTATGGCTTATAGTTGGGAGCAGGCAGGAGAACAAGCAAAGCAAGCTGGTCTTACTGGCATCGGTGTTTCTGTAATTGAGCATTTGAAAAATGGTTCTTATGGAGATCTTAAAACTTTTGGCGTTAATCTTTCAGAAAGAGCCTTTTTAAGGGCGCAACGAAAATTACAACAATTGACGACTATTAATGCTAATTCTCAATTAGATTTTTATAAGAAGCTTGGTATGCCTGGTGTTGACGCATATAAAACTCCGGAAATAACTTCGGCATATGACAAAAAATACACTAACCTTCCTGCCCCTGATTACAGTAAATATTCAACAGAACAGTTACAACAATATGCTGGACAATAAAATGGCTAATGAACTTCCTCCGTTAACCAAAGAGCAAGCGATCGAAGCCCTTAAACAAAGAGGGCAATGGCATGGAGACACTTTGCCACCATTAAGCCGTGAGCAAGCACAACAAGGCCTTAATCAACGGCAAGAACAGAGTCAACCTGTAAGCAGTTTGTTAGATTCTATAAATGGGCTTGTAAGAAATAAAGTCATTGGTAGCGTAAAAAGAGGCGCCCAAGACGTTGTGTCTGGCTTGCTTGATACGGTTACAGGTGGATTAAACATCCCCAATAAAGTCGCCAATCTTGTATCGCCAGGTCAAACTGCTTTTGGTCCTTTGGCTGATGAATCACTACCAAAATATTTCGAGCCACCAAAAATGGATGTTGCAGATAAAATCATCCAAAATCTGGCTTCTTATGCGGCTCTTGCACCTATAGGTGAAGCCGGATCTTTACTAAAAGCTGCTTCTCCACTAAAACGTTCTTTGGTTGGAACAACTGCGCAAAGTGCCGCTGTCGGAGCATCTAATAATCAAAACCCTGTGGTTGGCGGACTAGAGGGTGCTATAGCTGGTCCAGCTGCCGAGGTTGGAACAATGTTAGGTGGAAAATTAATTGGCAGAGGTTTGGATAATTTACAACCAGCTATTGCTAAAAATGTCAGCAAAGATCTTGCCAGTGACATAGGGA